TCGAACAGTTCATCGCGGACATCCGCATCGTGTCGAAGGAGGTTGTCTCTGATGACCCCCGCGGCGTGCCGCTTGTTCTGTGGGAAGGGCAACGACGGTTTTTGAAGGAAGTCGGCAGCGGGCTCGACGCGGGTTTACACCAGTTCAACTGTTTGAAATCGAGACAGCTCGGCGTCACGACGATCTCGCTGGCAATAGACGTGTTCTGGCTCGCGATACACGACAACATCATCTCGGCGATCGTGACCGACACCGAGGCGAACCGCGACGCCAACCGGGCGCTGATCCGGAAGTACGTCAACAGCTTCGATGACGGCTATTTCAGCGGGTCGTTCCAGATCGTTGACGACAACCGCACGATGATGACCTTCAGCAATGGAGCGCAGATCCGCTTCCTAGTTGCCGGCACGAAGAAGAAGAGCATCGCATGGGCCGAAGGCACAGGCTTCTCGATGTTGCACTTCACAGAAGTGTCAAAATATGCCAATCCGGACGGCGTGAAGTCGCTGCTCGAAGGGTTCGCGCAGACCAACCCGAACCGGCTCCTGATCATGGAGTCGACGGCGAACGGGTACAACCACTGGAAGTCGCGGTGGGAGCAGGGCGCGACCGACCCCTATGTGCAACGCTCGTTCTTCATCGGGTGGTGGTCGGGCGACACGAACCGGATCGAGCGCTCGGACCCGCGCTTTAAGCAATGGGGAAAGTTCCCGCCCGACAAGGACGAGCGGGAGAAGATCGCGGCGGTCGCCAAGCTCTACAACTGGCATGTCACGCCCGAGCAGCTTTGCTGGATCAGGTGGAAAGAGGGGAACGCCGGCGCCGACCAGGACCTGCATCAGCAGAATCAGCCGTGGACGCATATGGACGCATTCGTGCAATCAGGAAGGTCTTTCTTCGCTGTTCGGATGATCAACAAAGACCTGAAGAAGATGGACGATTCGGCCAAGGCGAACGAGGATATCTACCGCTACAAAGGCTATCGTTACGTCGAGACCGATCGTTTCCTTGACTTCTACATGGAAGAAGAGACCGAGGACAAGGAGCGGATCGAGTTGAAGGTCTGGGAGGAGCCCGTTGCAACAGGAAAGTATGTTATCGGTTTTGACGTTGCCTACGGACGCAACGATCACAAGGACGGCAATGCCATTTCCGTCTGGCGTTGTTACGCTGGCTGTATCGTACAGGTCGCCGAGTACGCAACCTATGGAGTCGACGTCCGTTACGCTTCGTGGGTTTTCTTTCACCTCACCGCTGCCTACGGCGATGTCATGGGGAACATTGAGATTGGCGGTCCCGGCCGGCTGGTGATGCAGGAGTTTCAGCATTTGCGGGAGCTTCTGGGTGCTGAGCACAATAGCGCCAAGGTCAAGGCTCGTAACTGGGAAGACGCCGCCGCGAACGCTAGATACTATTTGTACCACAAGCCCGATTCGATGGGCGCGGGCTACATCTATAATTTTGAAACCAATTGGAGCACTAAACCGCGCTTGATGCACGGTTTTGCTTCTAGCTACGTCACTAACTGCATAGAGCCTCGCTCACGAAAGTTGTTAGACGAGATGATGATCGTGCAGGTGGATGAGGACGGCGGGATCGGCGCTCCTGACTCCCGCGACACCGACGAGAAGGACGACCGGGTGTTCGCCGCGGCGCTGGCGCATCTGGCTTGGATCGACTGGATTCGGCGTGATATGCTCAGCCAGGGACTGACCTTCGAGCGCGTCACTAAGGAAGAGCGAGGGGAAGTGCCGAAAGCAGCTAAAGTTGTCGATGGGATTGTGTATCGGTTTCTTGCAAAGCAGGAAGAGCTTGCGAACGAAGACCCGCCGCGAGGCACTGCGTTCCAAATCAAGAATGGACTTGTGTAATGGAGTGGCTTTGGACGCCGGGGCCGCCGGAAGCCTTACCTTTCGTTGTAATTGGGTTATTTATAGTTATGAGCGTGCTGCTTGCAGTTCAGTGGGGGAGTCGTCAGTAATGGATTTGTTTGGGGGTGAGCTGTCGCGGTGGAAGTTGTCGAATCGGGCGGACCCGAAGGCGCGCGTCCTTGCTGACCGGCACTACAACCGACAGAAGATCGGCACGCCGCAATTTGTACCGCCGGGGCGCTGCCTTGTTCTGCTCGGGCGAAGAGAGAAAGCGTTTTGGGTCACGTCGTGGCCGTTCGCGCAATACGTCAAGCACGCATGGGCGGGTGCTTGGGTCTGCTCGGCGTTCCGGTCGGAAGGGGGAGACGAAGGGCGGCCTGATGGCTCTGACGCTTTCTCCGACTGATATGCCAATGCCGAAAGAGGCTATGAAATGAGCGACACCATCTCCGAGCGCCGCCTTCGTCGGCGCCAACTCGAATCGTCAGACGAGGCTGCCTCCACCTTGTCTGGCGCTCCATCCGCAGCCTCAGCCCCTGCGGATGTGTCGTCGCTGGCCGGCCCCCCTCTGGCCGGCGACGACTGCTGGAGGCCTATCGACGCCAAGGCGCTGAGCGGCGTTCCGGTGTTCGTCCGCGGCGGCGCGGGGCAGAGCGCCGAAGCCTATTACGTCGAGACCCGGCAGCGGGTCGGCGTGAAGTGGGAGCCGACCGGGATTTGGCGCGACCGCAACGGCGCGGGCGTGCGGCTCGCCTTCGAGCCTGTCGAGTATCGGGAAGTCGGCTTCGCGCCGCTCTACCAACCGGGGCGGGCGTCGTGAAAAAACGGGTCATGACGGAACACTTCACTTGCGACCGTTGCGGCTCGGTGCGAGTCGGTTTCGACAAGACCGGAGTCGTCACCGGGTGCCAGGAAAACAGCGCGTACACGAGCGGGAGTAAGCCCTTGATGGGGGCTTCAGTTAACGCCGACTTGTGCCCGGAATGCTGCGCGGCATTGTCGTTGTGGTTTGCCGCAGGAAAAGCAGGGAGGGCCTCATGAGGCGCGAGGGGCGGATCTGGCGGTGTGTGTGGGAGATCGGCGCGCACAAAACAACTTCCCACGGGCCGCAGTCGAATCCAAGACTCATCGCTGCGAACCTCGTGTCAGTCAGCGCCAAATGGGCTCCGGGGCGCAGGCTGTGGGTCTATTTCCGTGGAGGCCGAGCAGTCTTCGCGAGCGTGTGGTGGGACCGGAGAACAGCGTCGTGACCACTGATTTTGTCGAGTCCGAGTCGCACAATCCCGAATCCCTCTTCGAGCCGCGCAAGTACCGCGTCACCTACCGGTGTCAGCAGTGCGGGCATCAGTGGAAGAGCGGGTGGCGCAAGTCAGTCCCGAAGAAAGACCCGCCGTGCCCGAGCCTCGAATGTGCGGAGGTGACGAGCCTCCGGCAGATGAAGATCGAGAACGACCGGCTGCGCACCATGCTCGCCGAGCAGCGCGCCCCGGCGCAGATTGGCGCGAACAAGGTGGTCGCGGCGGTGGACCAGACAGCCAACATCGTCATGCAGGACTACGGGCTCACCGATCTGAAGGACGGCATTCGGCCGGGCGAGACGATGGCGCCGAAGCTGCCGCAGCAACAGCAGGCGCTCGCCGACACGATGTTCAACGGCGGCACGCGGGACGTGAAGGTCAAGGACGCGCTGACCGGGCGCATGGAGACCGTGCAGGCCGCGCAGATGAACCGGATAGGCAAGCGGGCCATCGCGGGCGCGTACCGCGGGATGTCAGTGGCACCGAACGCCGTCATCCCCGAGCGGATGCGGCATCAATCGCCGCTTCAGTTGGTGCGAACAGAGAAGCCCCGCTAACTGACAATTGTGGTATAGCGCTCCTTGCAACTTCAGCCTTGGAGCGCTCTAGTGACTGACACGTTCAACCTCACCGCCTCATTCGACAAAGCCAGCTATCTGCCCGGCGACAAGATCACCCTGTCGGTGGCTGGCGCCGTCACCAGCGGCACGGCGACCCCTATCGAGGCGACAATCACGGTGACTGCCGCCGATGGAGCCACTACTTCGATTTCTGCGACTTCTCAGGTTTCCGACGTGGACGAAGCGTGGGCGATCACCGCCGTTACCGATACCGCCGGCCGAACCTGGGCCGTGGCTTCGGACGGGAAGAGCGCCACGACCACGGCTTGATTTCGTCACAATCCATCTGCGAACGAGCGACGGGCGGCGCCACCGAATCGAGGTGATCGCGCCGCCTGTGCGCCAAAGAGAGCGGAGCCGGTGATTGCTCTCGCCACACGCACCTATTGCATAATTTGGTACATGGCGGACGGGACGCTGCGGGTCTTCGATCTTACTGATCCGAAGATCCCGCTGCCCTCGTTTCGAAGCCTAGTGCTTCTTCCCGCCACCGCCTAGCAGCTTCATCGCCTCGGCCTGCTTCTGAGCTTCGGCCGCGGCGATATCGCGCCGCA